ATCATCGTGCCAAACTCCCAGCGCACTTGCTGGCCCCAGTGACTGCCGATGTCTTGCACTAGATAACCTATATTGGTGCTTTTGGGGTCACCCACCATCCACTTGTCATAGACCCACACCATGTTTCTTGCCCTGTATTGAGCAAGGCCATCCAATGTGGTTACCAAAACAAACCAGATAGGTGTTTGCAAAGCATCAGATGCAGATGCGTCATACACCAAAGTTTGGTCAGGCAGATGCACATAAAGATGTTGATGGTTCTTGTCGTTTCTGGCTTCCAACTTCACCAAAGACAATTGCGCTTCTGTGTATTCCAAAAGGATGTTGTCAATTTCTTGAGTGCTGACTTTTTGATTTGTTGCCGCCGCACCGATGTAAATACCTGGGGCTTCGTTTCTCCCACTGCCTAAAAAAGCAATGCGCTCAATAAACACACAGCACGCCTGTGTACCTACAACACCTTTTTGTAACTGTGCGCCATCAATTCTTGCAAATGGGAATAACTCACCACCCACGTTATCGAATACCTCAATGGTGTTTCTGTTCAGCGCATAAACCTCGTTCCGCAACTTAAGCAAAGCAACCACAGGGTCAGGGTCAACCTCTGATGAACCGTACTTCAGCGGATTCACAGCCAAAGGGTTGGATAACTCAGTGACGATTAAGAACTCGCCATCTGTGGTCATGAAGTAACCATCCACCCAGCAGAAATCTAGCACCACGCCCAAGTCAGGGTCTGTGACTTGGGTCAGCGTTGAACCATCCCAGTAATACAACCGACCACCTGATGCAATCGCCAGTTGGTCAAAACTGTAGTCAAAGGTCACCAGTTGATCTGTAGGCCCACCAATATCACCCAATGTGGTCACTGTTCCCGTGCTGTTTATCTCGACCAGTTTTGTACCCATCACTCGATACAAACTGCCCTGCCAGTTGATGCCGCCACGGTCAATGCCTGGTCCTGTGCCATTGGCCACAATGCCATCTCCAGGCCGTAGAAACCCATTGCTGATACCTGATTGTTTTGGCACTGGCACTAGATTGACTGGGTACGATGTCCGCAGTTCTGGGGTGTTGTCGGTGTAAATACCGTTTAGGATAGGTATTTGCATTTACTTCTTCGCCTTGTTTCGGGCTGAGATTTTCTTTGCCTTGGCTTGTGCGTCTTCCTTTGAAGATGCACCCCACGCCCTCAAACTCAACAGCAAGCGTGTGGGTTCACCATCTTTGTATTCAGGGCCAGGATTGCCACCCATGCGAGCCAAGAACGATGCTCTACGTGGATTGTCACCTGACTTGACTGGAGGCTTCAGATTCATGCCCTCGGCTTTGGCGGCGGCACGACCTTTGGCGTTCAAACCGCCCTTTGGGTTCTGACCTTCTTTGCGAGCATAGACTGGGGTTTTCATCTAAACCCTTTAATCTTTTCGGCAATCTTTTTTGGTTGCTTGGCAAACTGCTTGCCAGCTTTTGTAGCCTCACGCTTGGCCTTTGTGGTTGCCGCATACTCAGCCGCAGTCAGGGCTTTGATGGCCTTTTCAGGCAAATACCTTTCGCCTGTTTCAGATGATGGTTTACCAGATTTGGTGCGCCAGTTTTGACTTGACCAATCTTTTAGGCTTTTCTGTGGGGCTTTCATTTATAACCGCCACCCTTTTTCTTGTACTCCACCGCCAACAATTGGGCTTTACGGGCTGACCATTCTCCTGGGTCACCGCCCTTTGTACCTGACTTGATTTTTTCAAATAAGGCTTTTCGCATAGTTGGCTTTGTATAGTTGCCAGCTGCATTGACAGATGACTTGGGCTTGGTTGCCATTACGCAACCACCGCACCACGGAATCCAACAACCCACCAGTCAGTCCCAGCAAATTGCAAAGTTACAGAATCACCAACAGCATTGAAAGTAATTGTGGTGGCACTACCAAGATTGGCTGGTGTCAAAACACCAGTATCACCACCCGCTGCTTCCGCAACATAAATAATTGTTTTCAGTTGGCCTTGTGCGCCATCAGCAAGGGTCAGTGCATTGCCAGCACCAGTTGAAGTAAAAGCAGTGGCAAGACTTGTGATGTTTACAGCACCAGGCCCACTTAATGTCTGAACTGTTGCTGATGCACCAGTGCCACCATTAACGACAGGCAAAGCACCAGTCACTCCAGTGGTTAGCGGTAAACCCGTGCATGATGTAAGCGTTCCCGATGTTGGCGTTCCAAGAATCGGAGTCACCAGCGTTGGCGTATTTGCAAACACCGCAGAACCTGTGCCTGTTTCATCAGTCAAAGTTGCCAGCAAATTTGCACTTGATGGGGACGCCAGAAACGTTGCTACACCTGTACCCAGACCAGAGATTCCAGTGCCAACAGGTAAACCAGTGCAGTTTGTCAATGTTCCTGAAGTCGGTGTACCCAGAATAGGCGATACCATTACCATGCTTGTAGATGTGCAAGCAGAAATATTGCCACTTGTGACTGTGCCCAAAATAGGGGTCACCAAAGTTGGGCTTGTAGCAAATACCAACAGACCAGTGCCAGTCTCATCAATCATTGCCGTTCGCAGATTTGCACTTGTTGGGTTAGCAAGCCATGCTTGCATACCAGCGGCATAGGTGGTTTCGGCGTTTATCTGATACCAAGAATTTGTTGGTTGATAAAACCGAATCGCCGTTGCTGTGCCAGCCGATAATGTGGTGACCCCGCCATAAAGTGCAGTTGCGCCATTTAAAGCAATGGTCAACGATGTGATTTCTTGCGTAGTGGTAATCAGCACCGTTGTGCCATCAGGTACACCAGTGTTCAAAGGCAGAGTGATCGTGCCTGTTGCCAGCGTTCCAGCGGGTTGCAAAAGCATCCACTGGTCATTGCTGACTGGAGTGGGCACGGTGATATTGAACCCAGACCCAGGCACATACAGATTCACTGACAGCGTTGGCGATGCAAAACTTTGCTGAAAGAAAGTCAGCAAACTACCAATCGAGGTGCGCCGTGCGTCCCCATTGTTTGGCGAATAAACGGGTAACTGGTCACCACTGGATATAGTGTTGAGTACAGGCAACTGATTGATTTGAGGCATGACTGTCCTTAGTAATATTCGAGAGGCCCATCAGGGCCAGCAGTGACTGGGTTGGCTGGTGGTCTGACATACGGATTGTCGTAAGTTCTCCACGGCTTGTTGCCAGAACCCGCAGGGGTTGTGGATGGGAGTTGCTTTTCCAGCGGGAATGTTGCTCGTTGAAGCAAGATGTCGTACCCCTGCTTTGCAGTGGTCTTAGTCTCAATCATCACAATCTTGCCAAAACTTGGGGCCAACCTGATACCTAGACTGCAAATGATTGCTTCATAGGCCGAATCAGGCACATTAGTTTCTTCTTCTAAACTGCTGTCTTGTGGGCTGGATGGCAAAGGGTAACCCAGACGGATGCCCTTGGCGTTCCAGTCTGCCATCATTGCATCTAAGCGGCGCAAGGCTGATTCAAGTTGCTCTGGGCCAAGATCAAACACATAAGACGCAAGGCCAATTTCTTCAAAGGCCGCGCTTATGAATTGTCGTTTTGTGTAGCCCATGCCAACTCCTCAATGTGTTTAAGTAGTGTCGCATCTGACCAGCGTTTGTCAACCTTCAACCCAATCGTCTCGGCCTGTTGCAACATTTCTTCACGGGTTAGTGCGCTATCTTCAACAGAGGTTTCAATCACAGGCAATTCAACAATTTCAGGGTTAATAATCATCCTACCAATTGGCGATGGATGCACTTGCTTGGTTGCTTTACGTTCTAACATCTGCGCTTTTTTTAGTTTGCGCTTTTGCAGACGAACCTCTTTCCAAGGGGCAAGAGTTTTGACCTTAACGATTGCGGCTGACTTTATCATTTCATCTTTTTCATTGGTGCTTTGCTAGGCTTGCCAGCCTCTTTTGCCGACTTGCTTGCCATACCAAGTGCCATTGCAACAGCTTGCTTTTGTGGTTTGCCTGATTTCATTTCCATTTTGATATTCTTGGAAACGGTCTTGTCTGAATAACCTTTTTTCATCATTTTGCTCTCCATGTGAAACAGGCCAACATCTCTGCTGGCCTGTTTTGGGTTTAACCACCGATGCGATAAACAACAAAAGTGTCAGCAGCAGTCTTACGGCAACGGAAACGTGCAGATGCACCAGCCGTGGCAGCAGTTGCAGCAGCACCAACGATGGTCACATTCGTATTGACCGTGAGGGTCAAAGCAAATGCGGCCAAAGTAATCACGCTGAAGTCAAACGAATCACCGATTGCCCACTCAGTTGCCAAGTCAAGGTTTGCACCTGTTGGCAGTTGAATGCTACGCCCAGAGGTCGGAGTTGCAGTAATGATGCCAGTCAGCACATTTGCTGCCGTGGCAATCATCGAGCCACCATCAGTTATGTCAGCGGGCGCACCCTGAGGTTGCCAGTTGCCATTGTTGCTGATGTCAGGTGCAACACCCACAGAGTAGTACGCACCCGATGCACCAGCGTTAATAGTCACGCTGGTTGCATTGGTGAATGCGGCAGACACATAGGTGGTGTTTTCGACTACGGTCAACAAGTCTTGTGATTCTGGGAAATTGGGATAACCAACTTCTTGAAACACGCTTGCTGGCGAGTAGGCTTGAACGGCGATTTTCTCACCTGCTGGCACAGTAACGACAGCCGTGCCTTGTGCAAAGATTACTTGATAACTCATGATAAGTCCTTAAGGAGTTTGGTTGAACAACAGGATGCCGGACATCTCTGGCTGTTTATTGACCACGCCGAACAAGGTATCAAGGCGATACTTAGTTTTCATGGTGTTCACATCGTATTGCTTCTGCATGACCAGTTCGATACCTTGATCGGTGGAGGCACGCATCACTGCGACACCAGCATCGGACGGGACAGCGTAACGACCAGGCAGAATCTCGAGCGCATCTTTCTGCCAGAAGCAATTAATAGGCGCGGCATCGGTGTTCAGGCGATCGATGGTGCGACCAGCGGCGGCAGTCACGATACAGTTTTGATACTGCAACTCGGCATCAGTTCCACCTTGTGCGGAAATGATAGGAGGTGTGATAACGCAAGTGGTTGAATTGGTCACGCTCACAACACGGAAAGTCTTGGAGAACCCAGTACCTTGTTTAGTGATGTGATGGACAGCCTCAACGCCTTGGATTTCAATGGCAGTACCTGCTGGCAAGTCGGTGGTGCTGGACACGGTAATCGTTTGGAAACGATTGTCCACGTTGGCAGTCTCACCAGTGACAGCAGTGCTAGTGGCGACAGGCACATAGTAGTTATTGGCCGCAGCCAAAGTGCTCATCGTGGGGTCAGCACCAGTAGCGGCGGCAATACGATTTGCGTAGTCCAGTTTGTAGGTTTCAAAACCTGCAACCATACCAACATAAGAACGCTCAAACGCATTGTTTGACTTGTTACCAGCAAAACTACGTGACACAGATGCGCCACCAGCCCCACCAGCAATGTTGCCAGCAATGCCGTTGTAGTCACGGCTAGACAGTGCCAAGTAACGATCAAAGGCTTGCACACCCTGCTCGTTCATGATGCTGTCGCATAAGGCCACATCGTCATAGTCACCAGCGGCAGTGCTGACAGTGACCACCAACGAACCCAGGTTTGCGGCGGCGTTCATGATGGCAATGTTGATGTCGGATGCGAGTTTTTGCTTTGCGGCATCACCCAATCGGCCTTCTTGCAGTGCATCACGCAACTCCAATGCGTCCAGAATAAACGGCACAGACTTTTGAAAGCCCAATGTCGCAGGAACTGAAAGCTGGGTATATGCGCCAAAGTTGCCCGTTTGGTCCATGCCATCATAGCTTTGTGCGATGTA